CTCGCTGATTGAATTTCCAAAGCCGACCGATCTTGTGACCCGGCATCTGCCGTTCACTGATCCACTTGTAGACCGTATCCCGCTTGATACCGAGATGGTCAGCAATCTCATCCACGGAGAGCCATCGATCTTCCATCACTGACTCCAGTCGCACAGGGTCTTGTCCCATCCTGAACGGTCTCAGTCCTTCGGTTATGTGAAAAGCCCGGTGCAGATAGCCCCATTGGCTTTCATCGGGTCCGAACCGAACAAACTGGCATATATTATACGAAAATCGGAGTGCGCGTCAAAGGGTATTTCCGAGTTTAGCCGGATTTGACCGAACAAAGTCCTTAATGGCTAGCAAGTTCGGTGGATTGGCTTCAATCTGCTTGGGATCGTTTCTTCACCCACACACAGCCAAGCCGAGAGATAGACTCCGTTTGTGCGGATGCGGACCGCGACGCGGCTGGGAAGCCGCCTGGGTGGAACCCTTCCAAGCCGGTCGATGGCCGGGAGGCTGGTTTCGGGGTCGTCGAAGGTGAGAAGCTCACTCACAAAAGCTTTCATATCGCTTCAGCGAGTGGCATTGCGAGAGATGGTGCAGAATTTACGAATGTCCAATTTATCCAACTTTTCCGCCATGATATGTAGAAGTGCCAACCTATTAATGCGGCAGCCGCTGTTCTCCACCTCACGCGAAATTTAGGGCGATGTCGCCGTACCAGGCTGAATTGATATATGTGAAGGTCAGGATGTCCACCGCGTTGCCCGCAGCCGTAAGAGCGGGAGCGGATCCCCCGCGCCACTTTATGGTCGTGCTCCATGTGACCAAGTCTGATCCCCCCGATGATTGTTGGAGGAGGAGCCGGTAGACACCGCCTGCAGTCGGGTTGGAAAAACTCATGGTCACTGCGTCGCGGTCGAAGGTCATGTATTGGGTTCCTCCGGCGCTCCAGTCGACCGTAACATTGTCTGCACAGATAATTGCTTGTTGTCGGCCGTCGAGGGCCTGGGTGATGCCGAGAACATCCGCTCCTGTCAAAGCGGCGATATTTCCGCCTGTTTTTCGTCCTATGATCCGCTGTTCGTCAACAGTCAGCGCAGCCGGTGTGTTGTCCGATATCGCATAGAGGATCGTGTGGGCATTGAAGGCTGCTTTTTCCACAAAGGCCGATCCGGCGATCATCTGGGCGAACACGCCGGCAAGCTCTTCGGGATAGAAGTTGTCATCCACCGCATTGCGATAGCCGAGCACAAGGATATTATAGGCCATGAAGCCCGAAGCCGACCCTGCACCGATAGCCGCTTTGGAGAAGGTAATGACGGCATTGTTTGTCTCTGATAAAGTCACATAGGCGAATTCCGAATCGGCCAGGGCGATGCTCCCAGCTGCCACCGAGTTGTGAACCGCGTTCCCGGCCGCGCTGGTAAAATAAACGTGCAGAGCTCCCGACCAGGTTAACGTGCCCGCCGCCCAAGACAGCATGCCGTCGCATCCGACAAGGGCGCCTTTATGGTAGGTGATCGCCCTGTCGAGTGAGGCCAGGGCCGGATTCATGGACGCCGCCGTAAAACTTGTCGTTCCAGACGCCCAGGCTGTGTGATGATTAGTCCCCACCTTTGAGCCCTCCTTCCAAAGCTTTTTTCGTCGCTGAAAATATCTCCATAAACTGTTGAGGGAGACGCTCTTTAACTTGATCGGCTTGCTGGATCATTTCTTCTTGTTCTTCCCTCATATGCTTCATGTCCGCCGCGATGCTTGCGAGGCTTGCGGCGATAGATTCCAGTGCTGCTGTTATTCGTTTAAACATTTTTCCTCCTTACATGGGTTGGCCCAGTGAATCCAACAACACGATCGACGCATAAGACGACAATCCCGTAAGGCTTTCCGTTATGACCAGCGTTACGGATCGGTCCGTCAGCTCGCCGTCTCTCATATATGTGACGGCCGCGTTTGTGGAACCAGAATAATAGAAGCTGAATGACGCTGTTTCATCCTGGGACTCACCGTCATATGAAAGAGTGCCGTTTCCCGTCACCCAGGTAAAAGTGAAACAGTGCCCCGGGTTGGCGTTGCGATAATAATTGCCGTATTGGTCTTTGATGGAGACGTGAACAATAGTTGACGTGTCTGTCCACTCCAGTTCGTCATCGTCAACCACCGAGGACAAACTCGATGGAATCGGCATCGTGAATGATTTATTGATGTTAAACTCCGTTATCGCCATGCAGTTGGGAGGGATCAGCACAAAGCCGATGGCCACGTGATCGGCATTCGCTCCCGGAGGACCGGGAATCGTGCCGCCGGCCGAGAAATTGGCGCCCTTGACGACTTCCACAATGCCGTCGGTCCCCACTTGGATGGTGTCGTAACGGAAATAAGTCGTTGACGAAGCATCGAAAGAAACAGATCCACCGACACTGTCCATCTGGAGATCATTTCTGTCCATGACGATATCAGATCTGTCCATCATCATTCCGCTTAGCGCATAAGTGAGCCCGTCGATTCTTAACGTGCCGGGATCGATGGTTGCCTTCATGTTGGCGGGATTTGTCGCTCTGACGGCGCAACCGGTCAGAATGGTGTCGGGTAAAGTCGCTGGTTCAGGGGTGACCGACCCACCGGCAACAGCAGTCGGCAGCAACACGCCATGCCCCATGATTTCGATTCGTGATTTGTTGCCGCCCGGCAGATTGATCCTGACGGCGTTCCCCGGTTTCAAATAGACCGGCGTGCTTTCCCAGTTTTCAGGGTACCACGCCTTAATCAAGGTGTTGGAGCCCTGTATTTTCACCCGGCAATAGTGACTTCCCGGATTTACGTCCATGACAATGGCATCGCGCAGCTCCTGCGCCTGTGTAATCTGCCGCCGGATTCGGGTCTTGAGCAGTCTCCCGTTGTAGAGCCTCATGACACCACCCAGCCCTCTATTTCATCGAAAAAATAGCCTTCACCGCCGCTATCCGCCTTCTTGAACGTCCTTTTGAGGGATGCGACGAATAGATCCAAGTCCTCACCGGAATAGGGGTGTGTCACGCGAATGGTGTCGCCATCCTCATCCTGCAAATGGGCGACTTTCGTTATCGTCACCCTCCGCCTCTGCATTTGAGCAACCATGCCCTCGAAGGACGCCACCGCCACACAATCCGCAACCGAATAGCAGAGAGGGTCATCCAGCACCTGCTCGACGACGGCGTTGATTTCCGTTTGGTGTTCTTCATCATTCCATGAACCCTGGACGCTTCTTCTCAACGAACCCAACGGCGTCGCCCATACTTCGATTTGATAGTTCGCCGTTGAACCCAGAATCATCAAAGCCGGCATGACGGCGAGACCCTCTATAAGCCTGCCCACGGGTTGGGTCCATCCAGCGCCCCATGATACGACCGCATCACCTATTTTGTTCCCGACAATGTACAGGGCGATCGAAGCGGCGAGCATGCCGATCAAATTCGGGGCCTTTATGTAAACCGTGCAGAATTTGTAGTCGTCGCCGGCGGCGCATTCCTCGATATGCTCATCCACGCCGCCCGCCAGCTGGAAGGGGATGCTTGTCGACGTTTCGAGGGCAACCAGACGGGGGGAGAGGCATCTTCTGCTTTTATCATCGGAGTACCAAACGACATGATCCGCCTTGCATCCCCACCAGCCGAGCGTACCGGAAAGCTGCGTGATGCGTTCCTCGGCGTACTGGACCGTCGTAAAGTCCATTTCCTGCCCACGCACCGTAACCCGATTGGTAAAGTCAGAATATTTGTCGTCAGGGGAATATTTGATCAGCTTTGTATTGTCGTTGTAAATGTGATCTATAGCTGCCGTGTTACTGATCTGCCGTGCATGGGCCCTGCCGTCACAGTCGAACCGGAAGTAATAACCGAACCGCTCGCAGACCTGGGTGATGATTTCATCGAGCGTGCTTTCGATCCACTGCATCTGGAGTCTGCTCTCCCCGGCAAAAACGGGAAGATTGATGTCCTCCAGCATCATATTGGCCAGATCGATAAGCAAATCCGTGATGATTTCCCCGGGCAGGTTGTTGTACACCTCCGTCGCGTAGACATGGCCGTGCTGCCATAGACAGCGCTGATCCTCCGCCGTCACCTGCATAACCGGGTATTCCCCCCGCTGGAAACCCAGGGAGGTTCCCGTAACGAAAAAGGTCCCGGCGTTCTGCCAATAGTCGACGCCGCCGATGTTTTCACCCCATCTCAGAACGAGCTTCCGTCCCTTTTTGAGAACGGGGCTCAGAAGACTGGATAAATTGTAAGGGTCGAAGAGATGCCCGTGACTGACCGAAAACGACAACGTCGCCGGCTGCCCGCTGATCGTCTGTTCCGTTGCAACCTCGCCTGCGATGTAGGGGGACAGATCTACCGTGGAGCCGTCCTTGTCCCATTTGATGCTTTTCTCGCCATCTGTACCCTCGTGCGTCCAGAAAACGTAGGCGGAGGTTGAAGTTCCAGGTTCGACGGCGGCCGCCGCGTCGTAATCGAGGAATCCTTGTACGAGACTTCCTACCTCGGAAAACGACCAGCCGCCGCCGGGATTCGTGCCGATCGAGTAAGATGCCTGCCGAATGTAACCGTTCGCTGAAAACATGATCACGCCCTTGCCGGCCGCATCTCCGACCATGATCATGTCGTTGGTGTCATCGTAAGCGATCTGTGATGGTGAAGCCAGTTCCTTGCCGTCAGTCGTGAACCCGGCTATATTGTTATTGGAGAACAGGCCCCAGGTTTTCGAGATTGTGTCAAAAACAGCAACTCCATAAGCGTTGTGCGTCATGGCGACCCGTCCATCCTGCAATAAAGAAGGTCGCCCAAAATAATGGTCGTCATTGCTGCAGTAGGCTGGGCGGTGCAAGGTGATCGTTTCCGCCGAAATGTCTATTTCCGCGAGGCCGCGGAAACCGCCTTGGTCGTACCCGCTCGTGTACTCGCACATGCCTGCATAGATATTCCCGTTGTAGACAAACGGCTTCGTCAGCCCGTAATAGGGGAAATCGATGTCGCCGCTCGTCCATTTAACGATCAAGGCGCCGGTTTCAAGATCGAATACCAGCATGGCGCCGGGCCACATGCCGGTCGAACAGCTCAAAACGATGTAGCCGCCGTCTACATCGACCCACATCCCCCCATGCAGGCTGTAACTAACCCCGTATGCTTCCGTATCATCGATATCCGTATAATTGAAAATTTCGTGAAACTCCGGCGACGATTCCGTGAGATCGATATAGCCGACACTGACCTTGGGATGCCATACATAGGTATCTACCAGACAGAGGTACACCCGCAAATTCGTGGCATCGACCTGACAATGATGAAAGGACCCGTAGTGTGCCGAAATACTGTGGGTTACATTCTGCGTGAACCCGTACGCGACGTTCGTGTCGCAGTAATAATTGGTAATCGTATTCGCCTCTCCGTCGAGAACCCACAGCCACCTCCCCGAGCTTCCAACGTGAGCCGCAGTGATGGCGATGATGTGCCCGTCATGTACATGGTTGCAGTACCATACGTGCTCGGTGGCCGATATTCCGCCGCAGATGATTGACGGAAATCCCGGCGTTGTTGTGGCGTCCCAGTACTGATCGACGGTCCAGGTGTCCACGTCGATCTTTGCGACACATTGCAGACCTTTTGTGCCACCGCCATTGTGAATATTGACCGCGTACAGCTTCCTGCTCGTTGAGTCCCAGGAGAGCTCAACGGTCGTGTCGCCGGTCGGCCAGCCCGTTGCCGTGTCGTCCATGTGGAGGGCCCCGACCTTCCTGGTGAAGATCAGATTCATCTGATTTGCCGCTTTTTGGACCGCGACAGGATGGCCCCCGACCTCACCGTAGCCGTCGTAATTCGTGACCCTGACCGCGGCGGTCCATGTCGTTCCCCCGTTTGTGCTTACCGAGTAGTAAATGTTCGTCAGTTGCTCGCCCCCCGGCCCGGTGCTTTCGAGGACATCAAACCACAGCCAGAGATCGCCGGTCGTGATCTTGATGATGGATGGGTTGCTCAGGCGCCAGGTGGATGTAAGGCCTGCGATGCTCAGGGCCGCTTCGGCTGACCAGGTGACGAAATCGATGGAGGTCCTCTTGTACAGATAATAATTCGAGCCGCTTTTCTTCCCGTAAACCAGCAGGTAGGAATTCGCCCCAAGGGTCTGCACCCAGGGGTCGGACGTGAAGGTGTCGTGACTCCAGGTGGCGATCTCGGCATTGCCGACGGCCGCGCCCGTTACGGTAACGATCCGACGCATAAGCCGATAGAGGTGAGAGACAGTGTCGTTGATGAGATAGATTAGTCCGATATTGCCGCCGGTCAGCTCGCAGATCGACACGCTCACCATGACGCGGGAGGTGTCCGTGTAGAGCTCGATGGTGACAGGCGTGAATTCCCGGCGTTCGGTATCGGTGTAAACATATTTTATGCCGCTGTCTCCGTCCGCATCGGGGCCGTAGCAATAGGCGATGCAGAGTCGGCCTGACGAGTGGGGGATGAGATTGGCGCCGAACTCGTTGAACGCTTCGGAGGTGAGAAATGTGCCGTCGAAGGGGATGTCTTCATTACGTTGTGAGGAGGTGATCTCCATCAGGGGGTGCCTGGAAGGGTTGTCCTGGGCGGCGGCCAATGCGGCATCGAGGGTCAAGGGCATCAGGTTACCTCGCTTAGGATGAGGAGCGTCATGGTCACATTCTGCCGCCATGAGCCCGAGCCAGTGCCGTACCCGCCCAGGAAATAGTCACCGTCCAGGCGCGTCATCTCGACCGTGTAGGTTGTTGCCGAAGGCGTCCCGTCCAGCGTCGGGTCAAACTCGAGGGGTGCGTCGGCCGTGAAGAATGTCTCGAGCTGCGACCACATGGCGGCGGGCATGGCGTTCCAGGACAGCGAGAGTTCCTTTCCGACAATGGACGTGCCCCAGGAAAAATACGCCACTCCTTCATAGGTCTGCACCGCGGTACAGGATTTGTCTTTCCGGATCACCGTCATGCTCCCCGGCAGAAGGCTGAAGTTATAGGATGTCACCCCGTCGTTTAGGATCATGAGTGCCTCCGTATCACCCGTTCGCAGGTCTGCTCGATCTCGCGGCGCAACTCCGCAGCCAGCATTTTGTCCGTGTCTCCACTGATGGTGAGAGGAACGCTGATCGACACGTTCCCGCGGCCCACGACACCGGTATCGTCTTCCACGGGCGTCACGCTGCCGCCGCGACCGGCCATCATGAGGAACTGCCTATTGCCGATCGACAAGAGTTCCGGGATACCGCGCTCGTTGACCTCGTACATTCTGCCGGGGGATACGGCGCCGCCTTGCGCCTTGCCGCCGCCGAAGAGCGAGAACCCGCCCAGATATGAACTGATGCCGCTGAAGATCGGACCGGTGATGTTCTGATAGATCATCATGCGCAGGAGGTCTTTGATCATGCTGTTGATCATGTCGCTGAAGGACGCCTTCCCCTCCAGGGCGAAGTCGGTTATAGCGTCCGCCGAATCACGGCCCCACCCCTCGATTGTCTGCTGCAGCTTCTTGAAGTTGTCTTCGCCGTCCTTGAGGGTACTGTCCAGATCCTCTTTTGCCTTCTTCATCGCCTTGCCGTACTGCTCCTGGGACAGTACGCCCCGATCCAGCAGATCGTTCAGCCGTTGCACCGTTTCGGCGTACCGCTCTTGCGGGGTTTTTATGTCCTCGAGGATCTGCTTGAGTTGTTCCTTGGCGTCGATGTCGCCGAGAAGGGCCTCGGCGGACTTGAGCTGATCGGCGGTCGCCCCTTGCAGGGTCAGGCGATACAGGGAGGCCTCCGTCGCCGTCATGTTGAAGGTCTCGGCCTGGAGTTTCAGCGCTTCGATCTCGGCGTCGATGGATTTTTGGTTTGCCTTTCTTTCCTCTTCCTGCTCGATCAGGCTGCGGGTTGCATCGAGCTCCTGCGCCACAGCGATCAGTTTTTCTTTGTGGCCTGCTGCAAAGTCTTTATAAGCGCCCTTCTCGATCTCCCAGCGGACCTTTTCCTCGTTGGTGGTGGTCCGGGCGAGGTCGCGTTCCTTAGTCATGGCATCGAGGGCCTGGTCGCCCTCGGTTTGCTGCTTGCTCAGTTCGGACAGCGAGTCTATTTCGCGGGCCAGCAGGATGATCTTTTCCTTCTGTTTGGATGTAAAATGCTTGTATGAGCCTTTGGCGATCTCCCACCGCGCCTTTTCTTCTTCCGTGACAGCGCCGATCAGGTCGCGCTCGCGGATCAGGGACGCTATGGCTTCCGCGGCCGGATCTTTTTTTCCTTTTTCCGGTGTCTTTCGCATAGGTTTTGTGGGAGGCTTCGCCGGCAGCAAATGGGATTCAGCATTCGGCGCCTGCAATTCCGCGAGTTCGTCTTCGAGTCTCTTTTTTTCTTTCGTCGCGTTGTCGATGAGGCGCTGATAGTATTTCTGGTTACCGCTGAATGGATAATCTCGTTTCTGTTCCAGATCGAATATTTCTCCGGCCTTTTTCGTGATCCTCTCTTGCAGATTTTGCATCCGGGCCGCTTCCGTATTGTTCTTTTTCAGCCAGGCGTTCAGCTCTTCGGCGTTCATCGTGGCGAATTCGAAGAAATCGAGACGCCCACTTTTCACGGCGGCCCAACCCTGGAGCGACTGGCCGATGTTCCCGATGGCTTTGGTCGCCCGGGCGGCCAGAGAAATAATCTGCGTGAAGAGCTCGACGATGCCGGAACGGTTCTGATCGATCGTCTGGGCGAGGTTGGCAATCTCACCCGCGATGGATTTCGTGCCCTCGGCGGAGCGATCGGAGTCGCTCACGAGGCGGCCGAAAACGGTCTTGAGGTCCGTCATGGCCTGCTGAATCGTCGGCTGCATCTTCGAGAATTCCTCGTCGATTTTCCCGGCTGATGCGGCGAAGGCCTTGACCATGATTTCGGAGGTGATTTTTCCTTCCGTGGCCATTTGACGGAGGCCGCCGACATCCGTGTGGAGGTAGTCGGCCAGCATCTTGGCGATGCGGGAGCCGTTCTCCATGATGGAATTGAATTCCTCGCCCCTGAGCACACCAGAGGCCATACCCTGGGACAGCTGGATGATCCCGTTGGTCGCCTCCTGCTGGGTCGCTCCGGAGATGACCATGGCCTTGTTGAGGGTTTCGGTGATGCGGAGAAGGTCGCTTTGGCTTGTCCCCATGGTCTCCGTCGCCTTGGCAAACCGGGCATAGAGATCGACCGAGGAGGAATAGGAGCTGTGAGATCTCAGGGACTGCTGGTAGAGCCCTTCCTGAACCGCCTTCAAGTTGTCCGAGGACGTCGTGACGAGTTTCAGCTTGTTGTCCAGCAGCGTGTAGTCATCGGCTATACCGAGAACGGTTTTGGCCAGCATCCCGGTCACCGTCGCCGCGGCGAGGGCCTTGACCCGGAAAGACATCAAGCCGGCCGTGCCGCCATTGAACGACTTCTTTGCGGTTTCCATCCCCTTTGCCATGCCTTGGGCGTTGGTGACCACGGCGTCGCGGGCCTTTTTCATGTCTGAAGCGAACTGGGCGTGCCCGGCGGAAAGCTCCGCTCGAAGCGCCCCTATGGATTCTGCCATTGTCTCTTACCCATGTTTTTTAAGGCGTTCTTCATACGGGCTTCCATATCCGCGTGATCGACTTCCCGCCTGACCAGCAGGCTTTCCAATTTCGGCATCTTTTTGGCCCGCGACAGGTTCGCCGTGAGCCATGCCGATGCGCTCCGTCCATCGGCCAGGGCCGCGACGGCCTGACGGGTCAGATAGGGTGTCAGCCCCCAGAACTCTCCCGGAGATACGCCGGACATAACCGCGTTATGAAACGCCGCCATGACCCACCCGCTTTTCGGTTTTTTTTTACGCTTCGACCTTCGTCGTTCGGTATTCCCTCGGGCCCGAAATACGCCCACTGAATCGCCGTCTGAACCGCCTTGGCGAATGGAACGAGCGGCGGGGAGAGGTCCATGATGCGCTCGGCGGCCATTTCCGGGTGCCTGTCCCTTAAACCTATGGCGGCGATCACGGCGATCACGTCCGGGTCAAACAGGTTCGGGCTGTCGCCGTATTTTTGTTCGATTTCGGACAATGCCCGCCAGGTGAACTTCAGGACGTAATCGTGCCCGCCGATATGGATCATTTTCTCTCCAGTCAGAATGTTCATGTTATGCCCAGGTGACCTCGTCCGTGATTCTGATCGTGATCGAGCCGTCGATCTTGCCGTCCACCGCCCCGGAAGAACTGAGCCCGAGGACGTAACCCTTGAAGGTGGCTGTCGAGGAGTCCGAGTAGGTGATCTTGAAATCCTTCTCCGTCCGCGCCTTGCGTGCCGCAATGACCGCCTGCTGCCCGTTATCCGACGGTTCCCAGTTGATGGACAGGGAAATGGATCCTTCATCGGGCAGCCCCATCAGGAATTCCTTCGCCGTCGACCCGAGATGGGTCGTGTCGATCTCGGAGGCCGTGCCGTCCGGGCCGCCGAAGTCGGTGACCTCACCGATTTCCGTCCACGTGACAGGTGTGGCCAAGGCCGCGTCTGTATTATCTGTAATCGTTTTTCCGGTCGAGTCGAAGTTCACGGCAAACGTGTCCGTGGTGACGTGACTGACGATGCACACCTGGCCGTTGATATCGCCCGCATCATCACCCCCGAAATTGGACAGGGTCACGATGTCGCCGTTTGCCAGGGCGTGAGCCGCCGATGTCAGGATCGTGGGGTTGCCCAGTGCAATGGCCGTGATCGTTTCGGCTCCGCCGGATCCGGTCCCCATTTCGATTTTTGTTCCTTGAGATTCAATAGCCATGCTGCGTTTCCTCCTTCGTTCTATTCGTCATGCCATGTCGAGAAATCCATGATGATCCTGTGACAGGCCACCGCCGGCTCGTAGACATCCCGTTCCGATTGAATCAGAAACGATCCTATCCGGACCGACCCGCTTGTCCCACGGTACCCGTTCAGGGCGTTCCTTACCGCCTTGGCCAGAGCCTTGGCTGCGGCATATGTCTTTGCCCATGCCTCGATCTGAAAATGTGGGTTCGCCATCCCCACCGGTCCTTCCAAGGCGTTTTCCCCGGCGCCGTATACCCGCATGTAGAGAATGATCGGATAGGTGGGATCCTGCGGCAGCGTCGCGGGGTAGCACCTGGTAGTGAGATCCTGCACGGTCGCGTCGGCAACGAGGATCTCATGTATCGCCTCTTCGATATTTTCCGCGCTCACTTGCTCAGTCCTCTCACCTGCGCCTTCGAAAGTTTGCCCGCCGCCGCCCGTTTCGCCAGTCTCCCGGCCGATTTGTAGAGTTCCGTCTTCATCTCGTCGGCGAAGATCCCCAAGGCGGGCATTTTCATCGCGTGCCAGGCTCGCCGGAGAAATGGGTTCGGGGAGACGAAGCCGGTCGTCGTAATCCTGATCCAGCGATCTCCGAGTTTGACGAGCCGAGGTTCGTCAAGGATCCTCTCGACGGTCCCGAATTCCACGAGGTGGGCGACGGGGGACGACGAGCCGACATAAACGGTCACCACCGAGCGGTCCTGTCCCTTACGCTGTGAAGGTTTCAGACTCGGGGACACCTTGATCGAATCCCGCAGACCGCCCGTCACGACCGGCACGTTCGCCCTGGCCGCTTCGGCGATCGGGCTTCCCGCCTTCTTCAAAGCGTTTCTGAGGACCGTCTTTTTCATGGCGACAGTCGGCAGCTGGTCGAGAAGCCTTGTCAATTCCTTCACACCCTTCAGCTCAAACGAAAACGAGCCATGCCCGTTCATCACTCCGCCCTCGCTTTCGAATAGATTTCCAGCCCTTCACGGCGTCCAATTTCCACCACCCCTGTGACGTCATGTATTCTTCCCGCGTAACTGAGCCGGTCGACCGGGGTCACGTCCGCTCTGTACCGTATCCGCCATCTCGTGTCGGCTTCGGCCACCATCTGTGTGGCGGCATATCGTTCGACGCCCCCGGCAGGCAGGTATTCCGCCCACACCGTCGCCAAATCCACCCAAGTTTCGATCGGCTCGCCATAGCTGTTTTCAACGACAGTTTTGCGCTGCAGCGTGATGCGCCTGTCCAGTCTGCCGGATCTCAAAACTCCTCCCAGAGCCTCATGCTCGCCAGCAGCCGTTGCACCGATTTGTCCTCGGTGACCGTCTGTCCCACCACCGGCTCGCCTCTCATCGCGTACAGGTCCGCGCAGATCATCTTGATCGCTGTTTTGATCCGCTTGGGCACGACCAAGGCGGAAGCCCACCCGCAGGCGAACCTGATCGTTATCGGGTTCGCCGGGTAGAGCGCAGCGGAAGGCCAGGAACTCCCGTAGACAAGGACGATCCGCCCGATTAGCTCGCCGTTTGGCTCGATGATGTAATCGCCGGCCGGAAGTGTGTTGATCGTTCCGTCGGTATCCTTATAGGTGATCGATTCCACCGATTGCAGGTTCCCGAAGGGGAGCTCGATGCAGTCGCCGTCAGGCCATCGCGGCAGGCAGTAGTCCCAGGTCTGCGTGATCAACGCTCTTTTTGTTATTTCTTCGACGCGTTCCCGTGCCGTCGTGATGAGGTCATTCAACAGTGCGTCCTCCGCCGTTGTTGGGGCGAGCCGGACGATGTCGACACCGAAGTCGCAGGCCGCGACAAGAATCCGGGCGACGGTGCGGATATACCGTTTCGAGCCGGTGTAGGCTTTTTCATAGGTTGCATGGTCGTTCGCGGTCGTTACCTGGGTGAAAGCGCCGTTTGTCCAGTCAACCCAGGCGCTGTTGTCGTCGGATTCCTGGACTTTGACGTCAACGGTCCCGCCCATTCCATTTTCCCCGGCTTTCAGATAGACAACAGTTTGATACCCGAGAATCTCTACAGTGGTTCCGGTCAGCCCGTATCCTGACGTCGTCGCGTGACTTCCCGGGGCGATGCTCTGGGTGCTGTCTATATTTTCGGCGAAGCTCCCCGAATCGAGCCGCAGATGCAGTTTGAGTTCGGCCAGGGAGACCGGCTCCGTTTCCGGTCCGGAAACCATCATGAATCGCTTGTACGCGCCGCCCCAAACATCCATCTCACCGCCCCTGTGCCTTCGCCGTCCCGTTCAAGATGGTCACTGAAAAGATGATCAGGTTCTTGGGCGGTCGGATGCTCGTCTTGATCGTTGTGCTCACTTCGTTGGAATAGGCCGACTCCAGCCCGCGGTCGTCATAAGCGGTCAGAGCCATGAAATAGGTCCCGTCCGGCAGTGAAATCGTATAAGTCGTGACCTTGCCGACCTCGATCTTTGTGGTGTATTGACCAGTCGCTGGACCGTAGTAAAGCCGGTAGCCGGTGATGTAGTCGTGGTCGATGGATGGCTCCCATTGCAGGGTGACCTCGGATGTGCCTGCCATGACATCGCCGACAGTCACCCACGCCTGCGCCGAAGTTGCCGCCACAAGAATGACGAGCGCTGCGAGAAATCTTTTCATTGGCTCACACTGCCGCCCGTGACGTTGCTGTCCTTGGCGAAAAGGCCGATCAGAAAAAGACCGAGCGTGCTTACCGCGTTTCCAACTTCCGCCGGAATTCCGAACAAAGGAAAGATCATCCCCAATGCCGCCAATATGCCCGATGCCGTCGTTTTCCAGTTTTTCACTTTCAATCCTCCCTTTTTTTGTGCTGCAATGTCGTCACTTAACCTTCGCGAAGAAGGCACACCAAAGTGTCTCCGCGATTGGGTCCTACCTGCCGATACCATTTTGAGTCTTCGAGCTCAGCCGCCGCTTGTTGCCAATCGCCCCCGTCGATCGCGGAAATCATCCGTTTGAATCCCCTGAACCTCGTCAGACCGAGGTTGAAGACCAGCTCTGTCAGAACGTCCCATCGATTTTTCGTAAAGTTCTTGTACTTGCTGTCGGGAAACATGGATCTCGCTTCCGCCTCCGCGGTTTCAATATCCCTGTCGAGAAGCCGTTCCGCCTGATCGATGGTCAATCTCGTGAATTTTTCGTGTTTACGTATCTTGTGCCCGTAGCCGATGGTCCAGGCGCCGGCCGGGCAGAGGTATGGCTGGAGCCTCAATCCTTCATGCAGTTTTATGCGATCCCTCAATGTCAGCATGTACAGTTATCCCTCGTTGATGATGACCGCCGTCGTCCTGGCTTTGCACTCTTGGGCGTCGCACTCGATCTTGTGGCCGTGCGAGTCCGCCCGATCCCACAGCTGCCTGATTTCTTCCTTGAAGGACTTGTTCTGGACAATGATGATCCCCTGGGCAATGCCGATCCCTATCGAGATAACCAGGAGCCAGTTTGAAGTATCCATAGGTGAACTCCCTTTCGCCTCCGTTACCGTATGTAGAGATACAAGGCGCCTTTTTTGGAATTCCCGGCGTTCGTTACGGCAATGGTCAGTTTGCTGTTGGCCACGCCCGCCATGGATGCTTCCGCCCTGTATTCCGTGTTCATCGTATCCCTGTCGGCCAACGCCCCCAGAGCGACGTCGACGCCGTCTGAATCGTTCACGGCAATGTCGTAGTTGTCTGTTGGAGCGGCGGAACCGTCTGGAACGGTTACGGCCCCGATAAGCCTGCCGTCGTAGTAGTTCGCGGTTGTTCCGCTTACCGCGCCGGTCGCATCATCCGAGACCCAGGCCGCCTTGATTTTCTTGATGGTCCCGTATGTCACTTCCGTAAATGTCATGGCGCTTCCGGCCATCGATCGATCCTCCCATTAAGCCGCCGTCACGTATGCCCCGTCGTCGATCGGAACATACCAGAGGCTCCATTTCATCGTGCCGGCATTGGCGCCGACCCCGGTAACGAGTTCGATGGAACCGGGCCGGAGGGCCCACCGTGGGGCCGTGCTCAGGATGCAGCCCCCGTCCGTGGTAGAGGTGACGAGCGCCGTTCCCACCGCGTCGGGCAGGGTGAACATGCAGCCGACATCCACGTTGGCGATGGAGGCCGAGGCGGCACACAGCACCGTGTCGTCTCCGGTCGTGGGATTGGCGTTGATCTGGAGCGTCGTAAGAGTTGCATCCATGGTGGTCACGATCTCGCCCAGCAGGCCCAATAGGGCTACACGGCCGCCCGTGACCGTGAACAGTGCATTGGTCCCGGCGGCGATAGCCGCTGCGGAGCGGTCAACTCGGATCCCGAGGACGATGTCCGCTATTCTCGATATGGTCGATGAGTTGTAGTTCATTTTTTTTCACCCTCCTTTCAGGAAGCGCTGTTACAGGGCCTCGTTGTTCTGATACCGCGTCCCGACCAGTTCATAGGTAACCGACGCGATGCTCGACGCATGGCCGCCGGAGGTTCCCAACTGTACGTAACGGCATCCCGCGCTCAGAATGCTGGCGTCGATGAAAAACTGCACCACCTGGGAACCGGTATAGACGCCCGTATCAATGGTGAAGGATGCTGCGTCGGCCTGTCTCACCAGGCTCGGGTCCGTGAGGGCGTCGGATGCGTACCATATCGGGAAGGCGGCGGTGATTGCAGTCGTGCCGCTTGCCGCCGCCCCCTCGTGGACGTGCAGGACCAGGTCCGTGTCGCCGCCGCGGTAATGCAGGACGGTTATCAAGACCCCTTTCGCTTTACTGAGATCGCACCAGGCGGCCGTATCCGCTATGGCGTCCGCCGCCGCCGGTTCATGAGCCAATTGGATGGGATTTATTTCGGGATTCAACATGTCTTATTCCTCCTTATTTTCTGATTAGGACCGGGTCTGCAGCCCGACAAAATGCGACTGGGTATAGTTGGCCCCGCCCTTGTAAGGCGTCAACGCGGAAGCCCGCACCGGCTGGCCGTCCACGCGCATGACGAACCGGAACACGGATTCATCGTAGACAAACCGGACATGGATGCTCATATCGCTCTGGATGCCGCCCTTCTCGGCCAGGATGTAGCCGTTTTGGAGATCCGCCAGAAGGATGTCACCCAGGGTGCCAAGGGTGGCCGCCTGCTCGATGGCCAGGACCGGGCGCCCGAACAGGGTCCCGTAAGGCTGGCCGCTTAAGCCCCCTGCCGGCATGTAGATCGGGATACCCCCGGTGCCCACGGCCAGGGACATGGTGAAGAGCTGCGGCTCGATGTTCTGATTGATGAGCCATACGGCATTGGGACGGCTCGACGCGAAGAGGCGGGACCACATGTTGATGACGTTTTCCGCCAGAACCGTGGCCGCCTTCTGTCCCGTCTCTTTGTTCACCTGGACCAGGCAGCCCGCGTTGAGGATGCCGAGAGGCTGGCCGGCTCCGGTGCCGTTGATAATGGCATCATCGAGCAGAAATCCGAATTCGGAAACGAAGCCCTGGCGAATGACTCCCTCGAGGGCCGCCGCATCGCTCAGGAGCTCGTCCGTCGCATAGCAGAGCCCGATCAGCTTTTTGAGGTTGAGCTCGATTTTTCTGAACTTCGGTTTGCTGGCCGACTTTTCTCCCGCTTCCTCTTCCCAATAGCCGACGATCCCGCCCCACCGGGTGGAGGCCCGGGAAGTTTCGTCCAGTCCCGGCAGTTTCATACTGTTGGCGTTTCCCGATATGGGAACCCGGCGACATCGGGAAGCCAGAATTCCGGTTTCAAAGACATCTTTCAGAAGTTCCGTCGAAAAATCCTGCTGGACGAGAAACCCTCCGTCCGAGGGGATCGTCTCGTTGAGCCCTGAAGCGGAGGACGTGATCCTCAATCGCGGATCGACCACGCCGCCGGGTTGTCCGGCCCTCATGACCGCCGCCAGCTGGGCCCCGAAAGAAGGGAACCTGTCCCGTTCTGTTTGCGCTGCAATTTCCCTTTTCTTTTCAATGGACTGAACGGCTTCCGGTTTTTCCAGGGCGTCGGCGATCCGCTGCTGCCTCTCCAGTGTCGCGACCGTCCTGCGGTAGTCCTCGACGGTATCCATCATCTCGTTTTTGATGCTCAATTCGCCGTCGGTCAGATCGCGGTTCTCCACGGTGGCCTTGGCGTCCATGTCGGCCGCTTTTTTCATCAAGGCGGCGATGTCTTCCCTGTACTGACTGATCGTTTTCATTTTCTGCTCCTTTTTCCTTGTGGTTTCCGGGCAAAGAAAAAGGGCGGCAATGTAGGTGTGTAGCCCTACACGGCCGCCCTTCGTTCTTTCTTGCGTCCCCTTCGGCTGATCAGGCTTCGGGGGAGCCCGGGTTTTTAGGTCTTTACTCTTCTACTTTGGTGAAACCAGCTCCGCCCTGATGAGCAGGTCGGCTACACGATCCCTCCTTGTCTGCTTGGATTGAGCGACTTTAACCTGATTCCTCTGGTGAATATTCGCAATGTCCTCAAAATCTTTCGGCGATGAGTTTCCCCTTTCGCCGTCAATATTATCCGGAATGCGCTTGAAGCCAGCCTTTGCCATAACTGGGATGAACCTGGCGCATGCAGCCATGTCCATCCTGCTCCCGATCTCGTCGATAAAACCCGCCTCCAAAGCCTCGTCGGCGTTCATCCAGGTTTCGGCATCCAGCAGGGGAACGATGTCTTGATCCTCTTTGCCGCTTTTCCCTGAGTAGACCTTCAGCATGCTCCCTCGCACTTTGTCGAGGACATCGGCCATACTCCTCATGTCATCGGCGTTTCCCACAACCATCCCGGAGGGGTTGTGCATCATGTAAAGGGCGTTTTCGGCCATAACCACCTTGTTGCCTACGAGAGCGATGACCGAGGCGATGGACGCTGCGATGCCGTCGATATAGGTTGTGATCGTCGCCGGGTGCTGCTTGAGAAGGTTGTAGATGGTGATGCCGTCGAAGACTTCACCTCCGGGGCTGTTGATGTGCAGATCGATCTGCGAAGCGGTGACCGCAGATAGCTCTTTCTGAAAGGCCTTTGCAGTGGTGCCGCCGCCGGTCCAGAAGTCTTCACCGATCTGATCGTAAATCCATATTTCGGCTTTCTCCGCCTTGTTTTTGATCTCATACCACTTCATTGGTCATTGCCTCCCTTGTCGTCTCCGGGCATGGGCCGCTGAGGTTCCAACGACTGATCGAGCTTCCCGGCATTTTGCAGTGACGTCATATTCATGGGCACCAGATGGATGTCCCCGCCCTCTATAGGGTCCTTGTCTTCGAGTTGTCTGATCTCGTTTATGGAAAAGGCGCCGATGTTGAACATCTCCCGATAAAAGGCCCCGCGGCCGGCGGCATCCGCCCTCAATATGCCCTCGACAACGTGTTTGTAGTAAAGCCTGCCCCGTCCCGAAAGCGCCCTGTCGCTGTCCGTCAGGAGCTGCATGTTATAGTTCTGTTCGAGGGTGACGAGCCATGGCAGTAAGGTGTCCGTATAGAAAGACCGCTGCTCCGATTCGATGTTGTTGAAGGACGATCGGGTCAGGTCCTTGAGTTTGTGTGGCGGAAGGTTGAACCAGCGGGCTATCTCCGGTATTTGAAACTGGCGGCTTTCCAGGAACTGGGCGTCTTCCGGCGGCACTCCCACCTTTTCGAGTTTCATGCCCTCTTCGAGCAGTAACAGTCGGTGTGACTGCCCGAGGCCTGAATAGCCCTCGGTGAGAGACTTCTTCAGGTTTGCGTGCGCTGCGGCGGAGAGCTGGTTCGGGTGGCTGACGATAACCCCCGGATGCGTTCCGTTGCCGAAGTAGAGGGATCCGAACGTTTCCATGGCCATGCCGAGCCCGATCGACTTCCTGGCCATGGCAACGACCGAATATCCCATGAGGCCGTCGAATCCGATGCCGGGAATGTGCAGTATCTTGTCCCTGGTGAAGTACTTGTCTTCTTCGCCGACCTTTACACGATATAAAATCTCGCCGTTCTGCCACATGGGCGTCACCAGATTCGGCGCAATCGGCCAGAGCTGCACGAGCTCCCCGTATCCGTTGACCACCTTTTCCGCGTAGCCGTTGCCCCAGAGCAGGATGTGGCCCATGAGGGTTTCCCGTAATGTCTTGGCTGTCATAAACGGGTTGGCCTGGTCGTGCAGGACCCTATACATGACCCTATCAGAGGCGATCCTCTTTTTTTCTGCTTTCATTTGCATGAGGTGAAGAGGAAGGCTGGCGATAGTCCCGGCTATCAGGGTGACAGCATTCCAGACCGCGGAATAGGTGAGGGCGGACTGCTCAGTGACGGTTTCACCCGAGAGGGATTGCGCGCCGTAGAGATTCCAAAGCGAAGGATCCCAAGCCTTGGGATCGTCGACGCCGAGGTTGCGGAAATACTGAGCTGTTTTTTTGAGCCGCTGTAATATTCTCACTTTGAGCCGCTATCGTATCAATCAGTTATGAATCCATGGTGAAAGTATGTCAGGTTTTTAAAGGTATTGACACTGCAGGATTTTTACAAATGTTCATATATTTCACACTTTTTTCAGTCTTCTCGTCCTTTGAGGCGAAAATTGATGATCGACTCGCGCGTTACGCGTATGGATCCGGCAAGCCGTTCGGCGCTTAAATGTCCATGCTCGATCCACAGACGGATTGTGCGCGGGTGGACATCAAAATATGCCGCCACTTCATCAATCCGCAGCAGTGGCTTGGTCGGTGGGTCAGATACGGATCTCTTATCAGAACCCTCTTTACTCATAAGCATACAACCCCCCTCGTCTCGTACACCGATTGTGTTTCGTCGTTTCCAAACATCGCCCGTCCCCAGGCCATGATCAGTGCAACCATGCCGTCTATCTTCTCCGTCGCCTTTTCCTTGTCCGGGGCTACATTACCGTTGGGATCGGACCTCATGACAAGGTTGTCGGCGCACCACCGGAGCACCGGATGGCCCCCGTGCCTAACCTTTTCCGTCATGACATGAACGAGCAAGTCCTTGGCGGGTTCGTTGAATGACTTTGCTCCCTGGCGTACCTCGACCATCTGAAAGCCGTCTTCGTTGCCTGTCGGATTCAATTCATCCATGATCCGGGTAGCCGTCGCTTGGGCGTTCCATGAGTCGAACCCGATCTGGCAGAGCTGATATTGCTTCGCGGCATCCAGGATATCCTTCTCGATCCACGCGTAGTCGATGACGTTGCCCGGCGTCGCGGTTAAAAAACCCTGATTTTGCCAAATGTCATAGTGGATGCGGTCGGTTTGAGAGCGCTTGACAATCCCTTCTTCCGGGCAGTAAAAGCGGCACAAGATGTCAAAAACACCGTCCTTGTCATCCGGCGGGAAAACCAGGACGAGGGCCGCCAGGTCGATCTTGGATGACAGGTCCAAGCCCCCGAAGCACTTGCGGCCTCGGAGGAACTCAAGGTCGGGATTGGCGTTGCACCTGTCCCACTTGTCCATGGGCATCCACCGCGAGAGCTGCTTGACGGGGATGTTCAGCCGGAAACGAAGGAAATTCTGGAAGTCCACCGGGTTTTGCTTCGCCTCGTTGTAGTCCTGTCGGATCTTGTCGAGGGTGAAGATCTGTCCCAGGGACGGGTTCACCCGCTTCCAGAGTTCTTCGTCATCCGGGTTGTCCTTTTCCGGGTCCGCCAGATACAGGACCGGCAGAAACCGGGGATCCTGTATGATGCCTTTTTCGACCTGAATAGCTTTCGAACGCAGACGCCACCAGATGGAGTTTTTGTCGTATATGCCGGCCGTGGTGATGACCAAGACGATCTGCTGCCTGCGGGCATAATCCGTTCCCGCCGTCAAGACGTTCCAGAGTTCATCGTTGGGGTGCGCGTGGATTTCGTCGACGATGACGCATGACGGGTTGAGCCCGTGTTTTGTGTACGATTCGGAAGAGAGGACCTGGAAATAGCTGTTGTTCTTCCGGTAGATGATCCGCTTACGTGAATCCAGGCATTTGAGATGCTTTGAGAGGCCGGCCGAGTTGCGGACCATGGCCGAGGCCGCCTGATAGACGATGCTCGCCTGCTCGCGGTCCGCGGCCGCACAGTAGACCTCTGCGCCTTTCTCTCCGTCGTTGGTCAGCATGTAAAGGCCTATGGCGGCGCAGAATTCCGATTTGCCGTTTTTCTTCGGAATCTCGACGTAGGCGGTGCGGTATTGCCTGGTCCCGTCGTCATTGAGCGTTCCAAAGAGAGGTTTCAAGAGGTCGTCCCATTGCCACGGCAAAAGTCTGAATGGCTTGCCGGCCCATTCGCCTTTTGAATAGGTGCAGTAGGTTTCAATAAAGTTTTTCACCCATTCCGCTTTTTCTAAATTAAAGGGCATGATGTTTCTCCAGCAGTATTCCGTCAGTCATCTCATGCCCGATCTCTATCGCCGCTGTGAGCCTTCCTGTTAAAGCCAGAAATTCCGTGATGCTCAGACGCGCATTCGTCTTATCTCGGTGTTTTTTACGATCCACGAACAAGGCGATGTTGTAGCGCCTGTAGTAGCGGTGCTCGAGTTCGACCCAGCTTTCTGCATAAGGAATATGATTTTTCTGGGCGTACTTGTGCATCAGGTCGTTCAGTTGTTGCCTTGGTGTCAGGGTGCCAAAGTACAAAAATTCGTTTTTTCCCATTTCTCGTATCCCGGGGGTATCAATACGTCACCGTAAAAGTCAAAATCGCTGCGGCCAGCCAGTAAACGACATGCCGCCAATCACCGGACGGCACATACATGACCGCCGCCAGAACATCCAAAATAATCAGTATTGTCGGAAATAGTTTAGCTGTGAACATCATTGATCCTGTTGATTTCAATTTACGGATCTACTCATTTTTCGTATCCCGGCAGCGGGTCCGCCGCAGTATAATCGAAAATCCACGGACGTTCCCTGGCGACCGTTTCCAAGCCTCCCAGGGAATCGATGGATTCTCTTACCGTGTCGATATGGGCGTCGTATTTGATGGCCAGGATGATCTCGCCCATGCCTGTCTCGACGATGTATTTCCACCATGCCTCCGGCCATGTGCGCCTGAGCAGTCGAAAGGCGCTGATCGTGAATTGGGATCCGCCTCCGCAGCAGACGCAGCCGATCGTGACAGCGCCCCTGGCCTTGGACGGGTGAACCGGAAGGTCGTACTTGTCCCGGTACCGGCGGCCCATGGTGTCCGTCCAGCCGGTAAGCGGGTTACAGATCGTCAAGTCGTCGGCTTTGACGTAGTGGGTGGCGCCGTCTTTTATGGCCCGCAGTCCGCGGAGGATGTCATCGCTCGCTCCCCGGACTCCGGTGAACTGAAGCGTGCAGCCAAGCTTCTTCGCCAACCTCCTGGCCGGCGCGATCTTCATCATCCGGCAGCACGTCGAGACATCGATCTTGAATCCGAGCGGCCGGTGCTTATGCCGCTGCATCCACCTCCTCGCCGCGATCTTCCCCATCATCGGCCATCCGTATCTACTCCATTGCTCCTCCGGCGTATGGGTCGCCTTGGCGACATGGAGCTCGGCGCCGTAATGCGCACAAACCGTTCGGCAGAACGTCTCCGTTTCCGGGTATTCCATCTGCGAGTCGGCGAACACGACGACCGGCCGATGTTCCGTGTGTCTGAAAATGAGATCCACCAACAAAACGCTGTCCGACCCGCCGGAGAATGCCAGACATGCTTTCTTATGGGCGGCCATGGCTTCGTTGATGATGCGGAGCGCCGTTCTCATGTCAGCGCCCTCATTAGACATTCGAGAGGCGAATGTTCGCCGGCGTCGGCGTATCTTTTTAGCTCGGCGATGAAGTCTTTGGCGTTCGGATCAGCCAGGACCATGACATCGTTGCCTCGGCCGTTCTGGACGACTATGCAGATGGCGCTGTTTATCCGCTTCGGGTCCTCGGCGGTTATCGTCTTGATCTTCTCGGACAGGGCTTTCGAAATCTCATCAGCTGTTTTGGCTGCCTCTTTGCGCTCCTTTTCCGTCAAAATCGCAGCGGTGAGCTCCTCTTTGCCCATCGAGGTGCCAAGCAGGTCTATGCCCCAGGTTTTAAGGTCGAGATCGCTGTATTTTTTGGCGATGATGGTTTTTTCCCACTCTCCCAGGGCTATGTTGTCTTTGATGATGTACTCGCGTTTCTGATCTTCCGTGAGCCCGGTGACGATCTTCGTCTTGCATTGCTCCCTGCCCATTTTCTTGAGGGCGGCGTAACGCATGTTCCCGCCGATGATCGTCATGGTTTCGTCCACAACGATTTCCTTGATTTCAAGCATCTCCGGAAATTCCTGGAGCGATTTGACGAGCCGATCCATGTTCTCCCGGCTGATTTTTCTGGGGTTGTCGGGATGGGGCTTGAGCTCCGACAATTTCACTGTTTTGATGATTGTGTTCACCATTATCGTCAATCCTCGAAGTATCCGTCTTTTTCCTTGTTGCTCTTCACAATCAGGGCGCCTATCCTGGCCAGCGACGAACTCGAGAGCCCGAGTTCAGCCAGGCATTTGTGTATCTTTTCCTCCAGTTTGTTTACCGCGGTCCAGTAGGGGTTGTAGATCGGGAAGTTCTGGGGACTCCTGATAATGATGCCGGTTTCCGCAACCTTGGCGGCGCATTCCTTATACTGGGCCATGTCGGTCGCCAGAAGCTCGAGAATCGGTGCATTGGCTATGGTCAGCAGACCGTAGTTTTTCAGGATGGAGGCAAAAAAGCGCCATTCCCGTCTTTCCTCCCTGGAGAATCTCGCCGGACACTTGGGGACGATATGGCGTTCGGCCCTGGGTTCATTCTCGACGCGTTCCCTCTGAACACCGTAAAGGGTGCCTTTTTCCAGCGTCAGGAGGTTCGCTGGTTTCGGTTTACGCCCTGGCATCGTTTTCTCTTTTGGCTACCTTTCCCGTAAAGGCCTCCCATCGCTTGCAGATGACGTCGCAATAGACGGGATCCAACTCGATGCCGTATGCCGTTCTGCCTGTCTGTTCGGCGGCCATGAGTGTCGTTCCGGATCCCATGAACGGGTCCAGGACGATTTGCGAAGGGTCGGGCCGGGTGCTGTTGCGGATCATCCTCGCGACCAGGGCGATGGGCTTCATCGTCGGGTGCAGGGCATTTTTTGTCGGGCGATCCTCGCGCAGGACCGTTTCCGGTACTGCCGATCGCATCTCTTTCAGGAGAGCTATGAGGTCCTCTTTTTTCATTTTGTCGAGGTCGAGATCATCGTCGATCACGGAGGTCTCTGTGAAGTTCTGCGAAAAATAATGGCCCGCCCCCTCGTTCCAGCCATAGAGGATCGGCTCGTGTTTCCAGTTGTAATCGTTTCTCGACAGCACCGCGCCGCTTTTTACCCACACCAGGGTCTGGCTGACATAGATGCCGGCCCTGGTGAGGGCACCCCGGAATTCGGCCGTGTTGATATCGGCGTGGGCCACATACACGCACGCTCCGGGCTTGCTGTGGGCCGCCGTGTTCTTGAAGGCGTTCTCAAGCAGGGTCTGGAGGCCTCCGCCCCGCAGGTTGTCGCCGGCGATGGGCTTGTGGCTCGTGCCCTTCCTTTTGTTGTTGATCCAATCGGTCTTGTCGGTATAGCTGACGCCGTAAGGCGGGTCCGTCCAGACGAGATCGGCCGTGGCACCCGCCATCAGTTTTTCGTAATCCTGTGGGTTGGTGGCATCCCCGCAGCACAGTCTATGGCGGTCCATGACCCAGACGTCGCCCGGCTTGGCGACGGCCTTCTTGATCTTCCCGGCCTCCGCCTCAGCGTCGAAGTCGTCCTCGACGGTATTGCGGACCATGAGTTTCTCGAGTTCCTTCGCCGAAAAGCCGGTCAATTCAATATCAAAAGCGCCGGAATCGAGTTCGATCAGAAGGTCTTTTAAGAGACCCATATCCCACTCGCCGCTTATTTTGTTGAGGGCCAGGTTGAGGGTCTTCTCTTTCGTTTTGTCCAGGTCGAGGCGCACACAGGGGACCTCCGACAGTCCCAGTTTTTCCGCCGCCTTGATTCGCTGATGCCCGCCGATAACGGTCCCGTCCTTGTTGATTATGATCGGATCGACGATCCCGAACTCCTCCATTCCCCTGGCCAGACGATCCAGGGTGGCGCCGTCGATTTTCCTTGGATTGTACGCGGCGGGCTTCAGCTTTCTGATGCCGACATTCTCTATTTCTATCATTTACCCCCTGTCCCTCATTTCTGAAAAACTCGCGCGTGACTGCCGGCGCGGTTATTTCCTCCATTATTCCAGAGATTTACACCGCCCTCTCTCCGGGGTTTGAAGCGGTCGCGGACATGTTCTTCGTCATGGCAAGCTGTGCATAACGACTCATGGTTCTCAGCCGCGTTGTTCTTTGGGTTCCTGTCCCTGTGATGAACCAGCACAGCCGGAGCCTCTCTGCCCATGGCGAGACACCTCTCGCACAAGGGATCGCGGCTTAACTTCATGATCCTGATCTTGCTCCAGCGATGGTCATACCCGCGCTGTACAGCCGTCTCCCTGGCCCTCTCGCTCTCAGTTGCGGCTTCACGTGCGTGCTCAGGGCAGAACCGCTCACGCGTCAATTTTGGGCATCCCGGGTGATTGCATGGGTGCATCTGTTTCACCGGCATGAGTCACCTCCTATGTATTACTTACCGGAAGCGTCGTCGATCTGTCGGGGGCAATGATCTGATTGACACGTCGAGTAAAGAATCATGTCCTTAACAAACTCTGAGAGCTCAGAGGGACGGAAACGCTACGGCCACTTCACTTTCTCGTCATCGCCCGCGATCTTGATCTCGTTGCCAACGGAGAAGGTGCGCTCCCGCCCCTGAGATTATCTACCGGAGGCGGGGAAGGAACGTCGGAGGGCGGGTTGTTCGACGCTTGACGCGAACGCGCGAAGCCCATAATATTAGATGGGTATCGCGTGAGGGTGTCAATAAGAACAGACTCTTTGCGCTTGACATCTTGGCTCAATACCCATAGTATTGCTATGGGTAACGTGAAACCAAGTCAAGGATGCCGAAGATGAAACATGATGAGTTTTTCCGAAAGCACCCGGTTTTCACCGGAGAAGAGTTGGCCAAACATCTGTCATCACATGGTGAAGTCGGCGGGCGGGCGCAGGAGGCGCTCCTGGCGTACCACCAGAAGGCCGGACGCGTCGTTCGGGTACGCCGCGGGTTATATGCCGTCATCCCGTCGGGAGCCGATACAGATTCGTATCCGGTCGATCCGTTCCTCGTCGCCGCGAAGCTGACGCCGGATTCGGTGTTGTCCCACCATACGGCGCTGGAGTTTCACGGAAAGGCTTACTCGGTTTATACACACATCACGTACTCGGCATCCCGCCCGCTTGGACTTCTGACGTTCCGCTCTCATGTTTTCCGGGGGACGAGATTTCCACACACTCTCCTCCGCGCGGGAAAAGTCCACGTCGGCGTTTCGACAGCAGAGCGCGCCGGTATGGAACTACGGGTCGCGAGTCTGGAGCGGACCTTGGTGGACGTCCTGGATCGTCCGGACCTTTCGGGAAGCTGGGAGGAAATCTGGCGGTCGCTGGAGTCGGTCGAATTCTTCGACCTCGACAAGGTCGTGGAGTACGCGCTCCTGCTCGGAAACGCGACCACCGGGGCGAAGGTGGGGTTCTTTCTCGAACAGCACCGCGAACCGTTGATGGTGGAGGATCTTCACCTCAAGGCGCTTCACAGTCTGCGGCCCCGGCAACCGCATTATCTGGACCGCGCCAAGCGGACATCCGGTCGCCTCGTGTCGGAATGGAACTTGGTGGTTCCCAGGGAAGTGCTCGAACGGGCGTGGGGAGAGGTACTATGAAAATCTCCCCAGAAAAGCTGGCCGCCGAAGCTGAGGCGACGGGCTTCAGGCCGGATGTGCTCGAAAAGGTTGCTAACCTGCTTGGGCTGCTCGATGCCATGCGAAGTCACCCTTTCCTCAAAGGGAAGTTGGTCCTCAAGGGCGGAACAGCCTTGAATCTTTTCGTCTTCGATGTTCCCCGGCTCTCCGTAGACATTGATCTGAACTACGTGGGAGCCGAAGATCGTGATGTCATGCTCGCCGAGCGTCCCAAGGTCGAGCAGGCTGTTCAAGCGGTCTTCGCTCGGGAGGGCTTCACCGTCAGGCGGATGCCTGAAGAACACGCCGGAGGCAAGTGGTCGTTGCGGTATGAAAGCGCCCCCGGCCGGAGCGGGAACCTCGAAGTAGACATCAATTTCATGTTCCGCGTCCCGTTATGGCCGGTGACGACCATCGACTCTCATCCCGTCGGGACTTGGCGGGCCATAGGGATTCCCGTGCTGGATCACCATGAACTGGCGGCCGGGAAGCTCGCGGCGTTGTTGGCGCGCCGACAGGCGCGGGACCTGTTCGACAGCCATCGAATTCTCCGAATGAACAACCTCGATTCCCGCCGCCTTCGCATAGGATTCGTGGTCTACGGCGGGATGAACAGGAAGGATTGGAGGACGGTCTCTGTGGACGATGTGGACTTCGACGCCATGGAATTGGCCAGGCAGTTGGTTCCCACGCTGCGCGTCAATGCGGCCGAGATCCAAGCGGACCCAGCCGAATACGGAGAACGTCTTGTAAGGGAATGCCGAGAAGGTCTATCCGCTGTGCTGCCTTTCACGGACCCCGAGCGGGCGTTCTTGGATTTACTGCTGGACCGAGGGATGATCGACCCCACGCTTTTGACCGCCGACGAATCTCTTCAGCGACGCATACAATCCCAGCCGCTGCTCGAATGGAAGGCTCTCAATGTTCGACAGTACAAACTGAGAGGAGAATGAATATGGGAAAAGTAGCCCGCATCCGGAAATATCTATTGACACTTATAGGCTAAACCGGCTATATTAATTACCGTATTAGGTAGCAACCGGAAATAACTATGACCTGGAGTGACCCTATGATAGAGACGATCAAATCCATCATCCTGGATTTTCAGGAGGCTCAGCTGGAGACCGGGGTGCTCCGGCGTTTGTGTATCGAGGCGGTTCACGGCAAGGCAGCCGTCTGCATTGGGGTGCGGCGGAGCGGCAAGTCGACTTACATGTTCCAGGTTATCCAACGGCTGTTGGACGGTGGGGTCCCCCGGCAGAACATTCTGTTCCTGAACTTTTTCGACGACCGGCTCCACAACCTGCGGCAGGATAATCTCGGCCTGATCGCCGAGGCCTATTACTCCATATACCCGGAGAAGAAAAACACCGAGACGGTCTACTGCTTTTTCGACGAGATTCAGGCCACCCCCGGTTGGGAGCCCTTTGTCGACCGTATGATGCGCACGGAAAAATGCGAGGTGTACCTGACCGGTTCATCGGCCAGGATGCTGTCAAAAGAGATCGCCACGCAAATGCGAGGGCGGGCTCTCTCGTGGGAGATGTTTCCGTTCTCGTTCAGGGAATTTCTGGATTACAAAGGAATCGAGAGCGAGGGTGCGCTGTCGACGAAGAAGCGGCTCCTCGTTCAGAAGGCCTTCGAGGAATACTGGGAGACCGGCGGCTTCCCCGAGGTAGCCGGTCTTGGCCGGAACCTGCGGATCAAGACCCACCAGGAATACTTTCACACCATCCTGTTTCGGGATTTGGTCGAGCGCCACGACGTCTCACACCCAAAGGCGGTTACCGATCTGGCGCACTGGTTGGTGGACAACACGGCCTCTCTTTACTCCGTCAATAGTCTCACTGGCTATCTCAAATCCCTGGGCCACAAGGCTCCGAAGTCCGCAGTGTCGGATTACCTGGAGTGGTTCGAAGACGCTTATTTTTTGTTCACCGTGCGCATATTCGACCCGTCTCTCGCGCGCAGCAACACCAATCCGAAAAAGGTCTACTGCATCGATCACGCATTGGTCACTTCGGTGTCGTCTGGAATTCTGGTCAACTCCGGCCATCTCCTTGAGAACCTCGTGTTCACGGCCCTTCGACGTCTTCGCCCGGAAATCTATTATTACAAGACCAAGGCCGGCCGGGAGGTCGATTTCATCGTCCCGATGCGGAGCCGGCCGCATATGCTGGTCCAGGTGTGCGAGTCTCTGGCGGAGCCGCAAACGCGAAAACGGGAGACTGTGGCCTTGAGTGAGGCGATAGCCGAACTGGGCCTCTCCACCGGAACCATAGTGACCCGGAACGAGGACGAACGGATAGAGGCCGGCAGTGGGACCATCGAGGTGGTCCCGGCATGGCGCTTCCTGCTCGAACTGCCGGAATCTACGGAATAGCTGCATGAGATCCGGCTGATCAGTATTATGTGTTTAAATCAATGGCGTTATATAATGGCAAAAACAAGGAGGGCGAAGCATGAAAAATGTAGAAATGAAGGTGGAAGAAAATATCCTGACCATTAAGGTCGATCTTACAAAAGAATTTGGTCCTTCGTCGTCGGGAAAGACCATTATCATTGCATCAACCGAAGGCAATATCTCCATCCCGGAAATAGATGACATAAAAATAGGGCTGAATGTTTACAAAAAGAAGTAGCTCCTTGAAACCGGTCAACAGTGCTTGTTTTTAGCGCCCATGCAAAGAGTCATATTTCTGGTTGACATGAACGCCTTTTTTATAAGTTGCGAGATGACAAGGAATGATCCCCTTGTCGGAATACCGGCTGCTGTCGCCGGTGATCCCAAGAAGCGTTCAGGGATTATTCTCGCGGCAAACTATGAGGCGAGGTCATTTGGTGTCAAAACCGCCATGGTCCTGCATGAAGCTTTAAAGCGATGCCCCCGACTGAGCCTGGTACCGCCGGACCATCATTTCTACCACCAGAAATCAGAAGAGGTCATGGAACTGCTTTCAAACTATACGCCTGTCATGGAACAAAACAGCATCGACGAGGCTTGGCTGGATATGACCGGCTGCCAGGGTCTCTTTGGTGATCCTCTGACGGCTGCGAAAAGCATGATGGATGAAATCAAGGACAGGCTCGGACTATGGTGTTCGATCGGAATCGCCGAAAATAAGTTCCTTGCGAAAATGGCCGCCGAAATGAAGAAGCCCCTCGGTATCACGGAGCTGTGGCAACAGGACGTTCCCAAAAAACTCTGGCCGCTTCCGATCAATGAAATGTACGGGATTGGCGCCAAGACGGCCGAAAAGCTGAACCGCATGGGCATGAAGTCGATAGGTGATCTTGCAAAATCCGACAAAGACCATCTTATCCGTGCTTTCGGCAAAGGCGGACATGAAATTTATCTGCACGCCAACGGGATAGACGATTCACCTGTCGCCGCCCGTACGGTTGAAGACATGAAGTCTATAGGGCGCTCGACAACTCTGCCGGAAGATCTATCCGACATCGAAAAAGCCAAACAGGTTCTCATGGAGCTCGCCGATGATATTGGCATGACTGCGAGAAAGCACGACAAAAAAGGCCATACAGTTCATATCACTCTGAAATATTCAGATTTTAAAGTCATTACCAAGCAGGCAACCGTCCCGGCAACTCACACCACCAAGGAAATTTACCAAGCCGGGTGCAGGCTGCTTGAACAGATCTGGAGCAGTTCACGTCCGGTAAGACTGATCGGAATCAGCATCTCCGGATTTTCTGGAGATTCCTCATTTGAGCAATTGTCGCTCTTTGAGCAGGCGGCGGACAATCCCCAAAACAACAAGAGCGAAAGAATTGACAAGGTCATGGACTCGATAAGAAACAAACACGGGGTTGAAAAAATAACTTTTGGCACATTGATGAAGAAAGAATAGGGCGGGACATCTTAGGCCCCACGGGACTTGCTCTTCTCGCTCAACAGGGCCTCCAGCAGGTAAAAGTAGTTATGCGTATCGTTCATCTTCTCCGCCAAGACTTCCGGTGCCGGCCTGCTGTCCCGGTACTGCAGGTCATCCACCATATCCAGGATCGACACGAGGTGCTTGGCCATCATACCCACCAGAGCCATCTCGGGTGTCACGCCCAGCATCTTCGCCGCTCGTTTGAAATTGTGCAGCTTGTCCTCGTTCCTCGAATACTCCATGCCCTTCCTCGTCATCACCTGACAGCATGAGCGGTACCTGGAATCCACCAGTCTCATAAAATCATCTTGGGTCATCGCTTTCCTCCAAGAAAAAATCTTTTTCTATCATATTCAAATAAACCTCCTTCATCACACCGTGACACGTGACACCCCTATAAATAGGGGGTGTCACGTACGTCACAATATCGTGACGAAAATATCGTGACAAAATGTCACGCTTGTCACTCTGCCGTGACGGGGACATACCGTGACATTTGTCACGCATGTCACGCTTTGTCACATAACCAATAATACCCGTCGATCGTATTGATGACCCCTTGTGCAACTAATGAATTGCGTGCTCTGAAAAACGCCTGCCGTTTTGCTTCATCATTCCCGTCGGAGATTCCTTTTCGATAAGCCCATAATCGCCAGGAGGATTCAGCCAGCACTTTATCGGTCGGCAAGATGAGGCCGTCCATTTGCATTTTTATTGACTCCGAAGGATCCTCTCCAAACTCTTTAATAGCTGCCATAAATGCATCGAAAGCGATTTTTGCCGCGCCACGCAGTTTCTTACCTTTTCCCTCATTCTTCTTTTTCCCTACATTTGTATCCGGATCGTACACCGGAACTAGTGAAGTTACCGCATCGCCATCTACGTTCACGTGTCCAGTATCCACCACATCAAAGTGAAAGAGCATGGATTCAAAAGGCTCGTCATCCTTCTGGCGTTCGCAGTGGAGAATGTACTGTTTCGGTTCGGTAGTGCGGATCACCTTAAACATCGTGTCGGTGGCTCCTGTCAAAGCGATAGCCCCACGAGCGCCACGGGTCTCATCCTTGCCGGTATGATGAATAAGGCAAATCATTGCCTTGGTGGCTTCGTGCATTTCCCCGCAGGCATTCACTAACTTGCCCATGTCCAACGTGGAGTTCTCGTCCCCGAGCATAGATCTGGCAACTGTATCCAATATGATCACACCCGGCATTGCCGGCAGACTGCGAATCATAGCCAGCAGTTCACCGAGCTGGCCGGGATTGTCGATCAGACAGGGCATCGGCAAAAGAGAAAAGTTGTCGATCTTCTCCATGCCGTGATACTGCCGCCATGCCTCGATGCGTTTAAGGACTCCAGCTTGACCCTCGGCGGCGAGATAGAACACTGACTTCTTTTTGGTGTCATATCCGTGCCAAGGGATACCGTGAGCAATGGATAACGCCATATCCAATGCGGCAAACGATTTTCCGGAGGATGGTGCTCCATAGATCATCATCAATCCTGTTGACTCTGGAATGATCTTTTTGATGGTCCAGGACATCGACAGTGTTTCGAGAAATGCCTCGTTGAGTGCTGCCGGCGAAGGCAAGACACGCCGGATAAATTTGTTTTCCGGAGGGATCAGTTGCCGTTTGACTTCAGACAACCCTTTCTCAACGGCGATATCGTTGAAGTCCTTTCCAACCTCTTTAGGCACGATATACGGCAAGCCGGTGGCCTGGGCACCCTTGAGGCCGGTCTCGCTTACATCGTTGTCGGCTGCGACAACCAGGCGTTTGGAGGTCTTGTATGACTTCGCGGCATGCTGGAGGTTTCCTGCCGAGAAAGCGATTACTACCTCCGCGCCGGTGGCTTCATGGATGGTGGCGCCGGTGGCGTATCCTTCGACCAGATATGCTGTCTGGCCTTCGCCGGGAATGACATGGAAGTGTCCCTTCAGTTCCCCTCCAGTGAGAAACCGTTTCCCGCCATGCGGATCAATGTATTCGAGGGAATGCAGCGTTCCTTCCGAATCCAGGATGGGAATCATCAACCTTCCTTTTTCATCCTGACGGATCCCATACGCCTTGACCTGCTTCTTTTGAAGGTAAGCGTGGCCCGGCGTGGGTTCCTTTGCCGCCTCCCATCGTTTAGTGGCTTCATCGCGCGCTTCCGCTCGGCGGACCTGCTCCGCTTGTTCGCGCAGGCGCCTTGCCTCGGCCATCCGGTTTTCGTACCGTTGTCTCTCCCGTTGCGTCATTTCGGAGACGTCCCTGGCGCTCCAGGTCAACGTCGAAAGACCGCCGTCCTTCCATGACCCGGCGGCCCCGCCGGGAATGTCGTCGGGGAAGAAGACATACCAGTTTGATTTTCTGCCCCGCTTTTCCCCTGGCGCGTCGTATCGTTCGATCTGTCCGGTGGGATTGATGACCGGGCAACCGAGCCCCGCGGCTGCAATAGCATTCTGGAACGCCTGCTCTGGGTGAGCCGGTGGATGATCCGGCGGGTCTTCATCTTGTCTTTTGGCGTTATTGAAATCGAAATCATATATTTCAGTCATGCCAGCACTTGTCTCCCCACGCACACCATTTGCACTGGTAGAAATCGGCAGATGGATATTCCCGCGGTAACAATTCACCGGCCATGCAGGCCTGGATAATCCGGACTGCCCTGTCCGACGCGTCTTGTGCAACTGACTGATCGAAAGGGATATTTTCGTGATACAGAGATGAATCGTCCTTGTTGACGCATGTCCATAGGGCAGGCCTGTCGGCAAGGTCCATGTAGGCCATGTAGATCTGAACCTGGACATAATAGATCCAGTTGGCCTTTTTGACTTTGTTCTTTTCGAACTCACGCCATTTTTTGGCGTTCGCTGTTTTGCATTCCCATAACCGCGGATACGGACCGAACTCGTCAGGTCCACCCACAATAACTCCATCTATGTGACCGGATATTTTCCCGCCGGCGACGGAAAAACCAAATTGTCGGCCCTCTTTATCCTTTACTCTCAGGTCAAACCCAGCCATGCGGATCCATTCCGCGGCCAGGTCTTCGACTACATGACCGATGGAGAATATCCGTAAGGTTCTTCCTTCGAATGGCCTGTCTCGTGGTGTATTAAAAAATTCATATTGGAGGGCCCTGGCACATTCGCCGCCGAGACGAGAGCCTCCGAGATAATCCCTGGGTCGCTCGGGCCTGCCGGTAAGAGCCTCGTCAATGAGGTGATTTATTCGATCTGATTGGTTTATTTGGTGATTAAAATCGAGCATGTCCAGCTCTCCTTTTTGTTTATGTATGCCCTGGAGGTGGCACGTGTCGCAGAGGCAGGAGAGATCAGAATCTTTTTCCCGAAAAAACCGATACCTCTTGTGGTGCACCTGCAATTTCAGCGTTGATCCGCATTGTTCACATTTGCCCACCAGCTCCCGAAATTCTTTCGATTTCTGCCGCCAGTGTGTGGTTGCATAATAGTTAGAAAGGTTCATTGGGATCGTTAACGTATTTACTCCACACCTCTTTGCTGGCGCCTAATTCCCGGAGCGTTTCAAAAATGGATTGCCCGCAGGGCTTCCAGTAATGGAATCGGGGATCTGCATCAAACGGGATCACCAGATCCCCAGCATCGCTGATGTACGGCAGGCTGAACTTCGCCCCCTTATCCGGTATCAAAGCCTCGATGCAGGCGCGGACAAGGGCATCAACCTCAGTGCGGGAATAGTCGTTTACAGCTTTCCCTGTGAGTCCTGCTGACAAGAGTGCTTCACCCAGTTTCTGATAATCAACGGGCATGTCGAAAGACCTCCTGTTCGATTGCTGATTTGTTCCAGAGAAAATTGAGGAGGCAGGAAGCCTCGTACTTTCTGAGATTGTAATCGTTTACATTCCAACCAATGTTGGCGAGCAGCTCCAGTTGTTTAAATGATGGCGGGTCCTTCAGCCAGCGCCTGCTTTTCTGCGCGGCATCCGTGTCTTCATGCAACCGCAGAAAATCATCCGCTTGAGCAAGGGCCGGGACTTTCGCACCGACGGATAATCGGCGCATGGGTTTGCCCTTCATCTTACCCAACGATACCCAATCGTTTCCATTTGCCGATGCCGTCACAACCCAGGCATTGAATCCGCTGGCGACCATGACCTTCCCGCTGCCGAATAGGTCTGCCCACTTGAAAGGTGATTTTTTCAGCAAATCTACTTCCATCATCACCACATCGGAGTATTCCTTCTCCTGAGCGGCGCCTTTAGCGCCGGCGTGGTATTCATAACCGCAAACAGGGCACTCTCTCGTTTGTATGGGGATCAGTGTATTGCAGCTCGGGCATTCTTTATTTGCTGCTTCTGTTCCTTCCAAATCATCCAATCGGACGCCCTGTTCCAGATCGCCGTGGATGCGAATTGATTCTCCAAAATCCAGGACAATGCAGTCCCGCTTTATCACCCCTGGATGTTCTTCCGGATCCACGACTCGCAGACCACGACCGATCATCTGCAGCATGGTGGATTTAAATGAGCACGGCCGAAGGAGAACGACACAGGAAAGAGGCGGACAATCATAGCCTTCGGTTAGAACGGCCACGTTGCAGAGGACCTGCAGATCGCCATATTCAAAGCGTTTCAGGATTTCCGCTCGATTTGGCGTATCACCGAAAATACAGTCCGCCTTTATCCCGTTCTCCTGAAACAGGGCGCAGACCGCTTCCGCATGGCGGATCGTGGAGCAGAAGGCGATCGTTTTCCGGTCACCGGCGAGATCCTTCCATTCCCTGAACACCGCGGTATTTACCGGCACGGTGTTCATTAATGTTTCAACCTCGTCTAAGTCGTATTCGCCACACGACGTTTTCCGTACTTTTTGGATTTCTTCAGCAAGACCGGGAAGGGTGGCAATGAACGTCCGTGGGGGGACCAGGAACCCCAGATCCACTAGATGCCGCATTGTGATCATGTCGCAGACATTGTCGAAGGTCGGCTTCAGACCACGTTTATCGCCACGCGATGCTGTCGCGGTAAATCCCGCGATGAGAACATTGGGGTTTCGGGATCTGGCGGCATCGACGATGCGCTGGTATGTCTCCGATCTGGTGTGATGTGCTTCATCAATTACCAGAACGTCCAATGGCGGAAGAATCTCCATGCCGCCATTCCGTCCAAGTGTCTGAGCCATGCCGAAGATAGTGTCTCCGGAAGGGTCTTTGATACCGAGACCATAAACAGAGGAACTCCTATCCGGATTGATCCGGTGGAACTTCTCCCGATTCTGCGCGACCAATTCTTCCCGATGCTGCAGGATCATTTGCCGGCCGCCCAGACTTGCAAGCAACCAAGAAATCATAAGCGTCTTGCCGGATCCCGTGGGGGCGATGGCAAGCGTGTTTCCGTATTCGGACAACGCACTTACCGCTCGCTCTACAAGGGTTTCCTGATATGGACGGGGAAGCATTGTTTACCTCGCCCATGCCGGAATTGCTGAGGGTGCCTGGTTTTTTGTTGGCTGTGGCGTGTTTTTAGGAAGCGCCGCAGTCGGATCTGTCTTTCCAGGTCCGCCGGGCAGAACAGTTTCTCCCGCCATTACTCGCTGATATATCTTGTGGTCGGGAGTCAGAACACGCAGGATTTTATTCTTGTCGCCGTAACCGTCCTTGCCCTTTTCGATACCAATTTCTATGGCAAATTCCAGTTCATTCAGTTCTTCCCAGGTGCTGATGATGCGCGCTCGTCGGGCTTTATCAGACTCATCTTTGGGATCGATACCCTTGGCCGATTCCAGCATTCCGCGGAGCAGTGATCGCGTTATCGAAGCCGCTTTTTCGTGCCCTTCTGTCACTCCGCCCACGCCGGCGTTCTGGAAAATCTTTCGCTTGGCATAAGGTGCGGATGATAGGGTCAGTTCCATGACCAGGTACTCGAAACCGGATTGCGATTTTGAGAGCCATCCCCCAACGCCATGTCCTCCCGGCCGAATGGCGCAGATTACTCTTGCGTAAGTTTTAGAGGGAAGCAGATCGCCCTCCTGTTGCTCGGATGCCGTGTTGAAATCAAAGAAATTACTCATTGTTATTGCCCTCCTTTATCTGTGTCTGGAATTTTTGTTCGGGTTTCGGCCCGTTAATTTTTTCCATAAGACGGCCAAGATGTGGCTCCTCGACCATGTCCAACCGTCCACTACGGTCCTTTGCCGGATAGCCCCAGGGGTTGACTTGATGCGTAACAAAAGCGCGGTAGGGATTGCCGGAATCGTCCTTTAGTGCAACCATGCTGATGATCTCGTCAAAGATGCCCGGCAATTCGTTGCCTGCTTTGGCGCCTTCGATTTGCGGCACCCAAAGAGCACGGCCGTAATCATCCTCTTTCCGATCAAGACCACCGACAACCCATATATTTTTGTCTCTGCAATATTGAATTTGGGTTAGCCACTGAACTAATTCACGGCCGACCAGTCCATAGGCCCCGCGGTTGTCCTGCTTGCCCGTCTTTTCTGAGAACGCTTCCGGCTGACCGGTTGCCCATTGCCAGCACAGACGCGAGGCAACCGAAATGGAATCCCAAAAAACAGTGTCGTATTTCTGAAGAAAGGACGGATCAGTTTCCCCAGCTATGAATTCATAATGGGCTTGACTATACGGCTGTTCCGGTCGTCTCGATGGATTGGGACCGGTCATAAGGCAAGCCATATTGATCGCTTCTTCCCACGTATTGATTTTGATCTGATCCACCGGACAATCCTGGACAGCCAGGTCCCCGCCCTCAAGGTCGAGGAAGAGTGTTTTATCCGGATCAAGGCTCCACAAGAGAGACGTTTTGCCGATACCGTGGGGCCCAAATATCGCTCCCTTGATTCGTTTTCTCTCAGCCAATCGTTGATCCGCGGTTATGATTTTCATGCTTGCACCTCCTAATTATTTTTTCTCTGATTCAACGCGCTCCACGTTGAAGGCCTCTTCGCCGAATTCCCGGGTGAGGAAACCGGTGAAGATGCGGGCGATGGCACGGCCGACATCGGTCGCCGCGTCCACGACGCAAGAACGTTTCTGGGTATCAAACCGAAAAGACGCGTCCAACCGAACCAGCGACCGGCCATGAAGGCTCTCGGCGGCGATAACCGCAAGGAGAAGGGACTCTTCGACGTCCCTGATGGGGACCTTGGGATCGAAGTTATATCGGTAAAGTTCTCGGTTCATGGTTATGCCTCCATTACGTTCAGTGGGATCCGGTCAATACCTACCGGAAACGGACCCGAACCGTCGGGGAATCAAAGATAGTCTTTCAGCCCAGCTGCCTCTAAGTTGGCGCGCAGTTTCTTGAGGGACTCGTAGATGGTTCCCCGTGGTACCCCGGTGTCTCGGGAAAGCTCCGTCACGGTGTCGATTCCGAGACGCCGGCACAGCTCGCGAAGTTCCGGCGGGAGCTTTTCGATTGCCTGACGGACGTCGATGGAGAGATCACGCAACTCGGCCGTTGAGCGTGAAAGTCCGCCAGTCAAGCGCAGATAATCCTCCTGGTCGATGGTTTCCATGCGCTCGACCGAGCCGCCTTCCTCGTCCTCGAGGCGTTCGTTAAGAGAGCAATTGCATAGGCGGTAATCCCGTAGTCCTGCCTTCCGCGCCTCGATGATAGTGGCGATCTTATGTTCCACCACTCGGGCGATGAAGGTATTGCGCTGCGCGCGGTCGGGGTTGTATTTGGGCAGGCGTTGGAGCAGGTCCAGGATCATTTCCTGCTCCAGGTCCTCGCGGTCGGAGTCGGTCAAACCAACACGTCCGACCAGTTGTTTTGCCTTGAATTTGATGATCTGAACGGCATACTCGTCAATTCCTTCACAGTGATTGCTACTACCCATCTGAGCCTCCTCGGGGCCGAGGAGGAGCTCGTGCGGGTGTCAACCTGTGCCGGAATGAACGCTCTACAGAAAAAAAGCGGAGGCATTGCGAGTACGCCGGTATCGGCGACACCCACAACGACCTCCGCTCTGCGGCCAGTCTGTTGTCTGATGTTGAACCGTATTCTATTGCCGGGTCTGAATCAGACCCGGACCTCGTCCGCCACGGTCATGCGGATGGGCAATCCGTTGTCGATCATGAGTTCCTGGATCGAGAGAAATCGCTCCCTATCAAAGACCTCGAACAGCTCCGCGACCTTCCTTTTCAGGGCGAAGCCGTCGTTGCCGCGTGATTCGTTCGGCCCGTTGTCCTTGCCAAACAGGAAAAGCCGCAGCACGGTGGGCGGGGGATCGAAGACGGGCTCACCGTCCCGGACATGAAGTTTCTCGATCCGTCCGTAGTTGATCTCCTGCATCAGCTCGAGTAGGCGTTTTCTGGCAGGAGTCAGAGTCGCCTTTGTCACGACATTCGTCATACCGGACCTCCTTTCGCGCCCGTGGCGCATCAAAAAAATAGCCCCCTGGGAGTGGGGTCCGGCGAATGGACTCCCCAGGGGGCTGTGACCCGGATTACCGGGCGCTTATTTTAGGGATGAGGTTCTCGCCGGACCTACACCCCTCATTGTCGAAATTTCGATGAGAGGGGCGTGGATGATCCGGGGAGGTAAAAGCTATAAATGAGAAAAGACTATGATTACAGTCTTGTAGACGAATTTTGGATGGAAAAATATTTTGTTATTTTTTTTAGAGGCCCATCGAAATTTCGATGGGGGGGGAGGTGAACTATTCTTCGGGAGAAATAAGGAAGCGTGCCTGCCAACCTTTCCCATCTTTTGTCATCTTGAAAGGATCGCCTTTAATACGGAAAAATTCCCGCAGGTTGGCGGCGAGGAGTTCACGGCGTTTTTGGTTTCTCGGGTTTGCTTCGTCACTGCTCCAATCCAATATGCCGCGTTCATTGGCAAATACCTCAAGGAGCTTCCATTGGAGGGTTGGATTGCCGTTCTTTTTATTGGCCATTCCCATCTGGGTATAATTGAATACCCCTCCAACCGATTTCACCTTGATTGAAACGGTATGGCCATCCTTGAAGCGAATGGATACATTTTCCCAGATTGCATCCGGAGGTGTCGGGAAAAAGAGTCTGGCGTCGTTTTCCTTAGGCCGTGGAAGATTCGCAAAAATATCGTCCATGGAGCGCAACAGTTGAAATTGTCGGGATACATTCTCAGACAGAGGTATGTATATAGACCCTTTAGCGGCCAATCGTTTCTCCGCCATGCTAGTGCAATGATTTCGTGTTGGAGCTAAGAGAATAAATGGATTGTCATTCCGGCTGAGGAGGCCATCAAGGATCCTGTTAAAATCGTCGGGCTCCATCTGAATGGTCAGGTAGACCGGAAAGCGATATCCGGCATATAGGGAGTAAACGCCGATGCGCGTCGTTCCAGGAAGGTCGGTCGCCGAGTCTGTCTCCTCGAACAGACCGAAGACCTTGGCGAGTGCTGCGTCGAGGCTGCGACGGTCCAGTTCATAGACCACGATGTCGGATCGCTGCAAGGAGAAGGTTTCACATCCACGCTCGCATCGGCAGACGGCAACGATATCCTCTGAATCGTGCACAACCACTTCGTGCTCACAGCCGCAGCCGCGTCGTACCATGCAGGGATGTGAAGCTGCCATCTTGCCGTTCGGTCGAAGGAAGGCCTTCGCCGTTTCGTAATCACTCCCCAGCAGGGCTTTCCATTCAATATCCACCGCCGCCGCGCCCGGAACAGCTTCGAGTGCATGCCAGAAACCTGACTTTCTATTCTTCATCGTCTTCCTGCTCGGCCAGTACGAATCCGCGTTTCGTCAGCCATTCCTCGACCACGGCGGCGTCACTGTCCCTGGTGTATTGGGCGATGTTCGATGGACGGATCGTCACTGTGCGGGCCGTTTTCGAATCCGAAAACTTCACCTGAAAACTCGCCCGGGTGATACGCGCATTTTGGGGCATTGTTCGCCCCCGACCGGTATAGGCGGCGAACACGTCGTTGGCCTTACGTATTTCGATTTCCGTTTCAGATCCGCCCCAGAAGAATTGAATTTCCTTCAGGCGCACCCACTCCATACCGTCCACGTCCGTGCAGACGATGGATGCTTCTCCATCGGTCCGTAGCGGCTCAAGAGTATACTTACCGGTCTCCGGAAAGAAATTCTCGTTGTTGAACACATGGCGGCCAAACTGGCGTCGAAAGAGGTCCTTTTCACCTTTTCCGCAGGCGTGCATCCGAATCTCGCCGATGGCTGGTACATAGACGAGGACGTCATACTTCTCGGGACGATAGAAAACGCTTGATGCCTGGCCGCCGTCAAGGCTGCCTTCGCGTCTCAACGGGTCACCGTGACGTACCAGGAACCAAACGGAATCTTTTTTAGGGTAAACGAAAACCCGCGATCCCCTCCCGCGCTTTTTCTTCTCGAACCAATCGTCGAGGTCCTGTTCCAGGATGCTCAGCGCTTCTGTGGTCGGTTGTTTGAACTCAGGGATCGGATATGTATCGGTTTGGTAGTATTCGAAGGAGCGAGGCTTCATGAGATACTGCTCGGCGTGCTTGCGTTCAAGAAGATCCCTGTCCTGCAGGTAAACCTGAACGGCGACGTCCGCTGCAGTGGGATCGGTGTCTCCATCCAAGGAGATGCCGTTGTTTTCCGCCTCCTGGAGTAGGATGTCCATGGCTTCAGGTGTTGCCATCTCATGCACGAAGTAGAGAGCATCGAGCAATCCCTTCGGTGTTCCCGTGTCCGGGTTCATGAGCACATCGATGAGCCGGTCATAGTCGAAACCGTCAGAGGCCGATAGCGGTGGCAACGTCAAACCCCGGCCGTCGAAGTAGAGCTTATGGGGATTCAGTAGAGCCAACAAATGATCACGCGCGATGGCCTTGAGGCCTTCGGCATGGGAAAACCGCCTGAGGTTGTACGTCGCCATTCGTCCTTTTCTCCTTGTGTCTTATAGCCAGGCAATCCCTGGCATTTGTGCTTTCAGCCGGGCCGCCTGATGGCGACGACCTTGCCAATTATGCGCATCCCGTCGTCGGGTCCGACGGGGATCGGTCGATGCTTCGGATTTTCCGGTCTTAACTCTATATTTTCGTGACTAATGAAAAGTCGCTTCACCGTGGCCTCATCATTGAGCATCGCGACCACGATGTCTCCGCTCTCAGCCACGGGCTGTTCGCGGACCACCACCAGATCGCGTTCTTTGATCCCTGCATTCACCATGCTGTCTCCCGCAACCTCAAGGGCGAAGTACCTGCCTGAACGTGTAATGCTGCTTTCGACCATAAAACATCATCCGGAATGCCCTTTATCATACACCGGAAGAAAGTATTGTTGAAATATCTTCAGCGGTAACTATCCTGGAAGGCAAATCCAGCGCGCAAATAACCGTTCGTGATCACGGCAGAGGTGTACAGGAGGAAGCATTATCATTAATTTTCAAACCCTTCTATAAAATAGCGGACGGTGACGAGCGGCATGCCGGCGCGGGATTAGGTCTGGCCATCAGTGAAGCCGCTATTCGCATGCATAAAGGCACCATCACCGCCAGAAACGCCGACGACGGCGGACTGATAATCGAAATAGTCCTGCCGATCGAGTGCCCCGCCGCTTCGCAATGAAAATCCTAAAAAGAATTCATATATTTTGATTGAAAATCAGCCAAGCGGATGCAATGAATTGATTATCAAGGCGTGGCGTTTATTTAGCATATCCTGTACAAATTCCTGATAGCTTTATTGTAGTTATTTTTTTCACAATCCTGAAATTGTCTATTGACAACAGCACTCGCATGTTTTATTGTTTCTCCAACTTTTAGTTGTTTTAGAAGCTCTTTACAAGTCATATGGTGCTCTTTGAATTTTTATTTTACGAAACCCATTGAGTTCGCTTTTGCATCTGGCATAATGTTTGAAGTTGTGATGATTCGAGGACATTTATTCATGGTGAATAAATGACTGGGTCAATTTAATAATCCTTAGGAGGAAACAATTTATGAAGAGAAGAATTTTGGGTTATGTGGCTGTAATGGTCACGGTGATTTGTCTGTGCGCTGCTCCGTCATTTGCAGCGGACAATTACAAAGTCGGCGTGGGTTATCAGGGAATGTTCGCCGGCAACATGCTGAACGGTCTGTCCGTGCGCGGCTGGTTTGGCCCCAACACCGCCATCGGTGTCGAAGGCAACGTTTTCTATGGCGCTATGGAAGTGGACGATACAGATTTCGATGCCGATCTGTGGATGGTTGAAATCAAGGCCATGTATGCATTTGTGGTGAGACCCAACAGCCGCTTCTATGCCGGTGCAAAATTCGGTTACGGTCAGTTTAGCGTAGATCCCGTCGATTTTGAAGGCAAGGTCTATATTCCCGGCATTCTTGTAGGCGCTGAATGGAATTTCCCGTCACTGCCCGAAGTAGGATTCAACTTTGATGTTGGATACAATTATATCCTCAACAAAAATGAGGTGAGCGGAAACGATATCGATCTTAAGCTGCACGGAATCAATGTAGCCGCCGGCATCAAATACTATTTCTAAGAAGTAGTATCCAACTGATTTCTTTCAATCCCCATGGCCCCAATGGCCATGGGGATTTTTTTCTTCCCTGAAAACAATTTCACTGATAATTTCATAAACTTGTGTTAGTCTTTTAATGAAAAGTAAAGTTGATGGAAGCCTGTAATTTTGTTGATCCGGCGTGCGCTCCCCATCGCACGCCGGGCGAACAAGACCGTCTCCTCATCATGGGTGATAGCGAAAATATTAAACGTTTTTGGGAGTAACAAAAAATATATGCTTCAGATTGTTGGAATAGATATCGGTTCAGTCGCGTTGTCCGTCGTTGTGGTGGACGAAAAAGGCGCGGTGTTCAACTCATTCTATCAGTTTCATCGCGGCGCCATTGCCGACACTCTGCGTTCAATGCTCGATACGGTCGATATTTCCCGTATCGGCGGCATCGCCATGACACAGTCCGGTCCGGATATTCTGCGGGATGTGCCGCGTTACGATGCCCAGATCGCCATGATCGCCGCCGTGAAAAAATATCATACCGAAGTCGGTGGCATTTTATTTGTCGGCGGAGAAAACTTCGGTCTGATCACGTTTAATAAACAGGGTGATTATGAACGATTCCGGTCCAACTCCTCCTGCGCCGCCGGAACCGGCAGCTTTCTCGATCAACAGGCCAAGCGACTCAACCTCAAAAGCATTGAAACGCTCAGCACCGTTGCATTCTGCAACCAGAGCAATACGCCGAAGATCGCCACGCGTTGCGCCGTCTTTGCCAAAACCGATTTGATTCACGCCCAGCAGGAAGGTTATTCCATCGGCCAGATCAGCGACGGGCTGTGTGAAGGCCTGGCCAAAAATGTTCTGGACACCCTCGTCCCCGATTCGAATATCCAGACACCATTGATTTTAGCGGGCGGCGTTTCCATGAATTCCGCCGTCGTCAAGCATTTCCGTGACCTCCTGCAGGTCGAACCCATCATCGGCGAATACAGTCATCTCTATGGCGCCATCGGCGCGACCCTGCTTTATCTCGAAGAAGCCCGCCCCGAACCGCTTGACGCAAAAACCTGGGATGAGCTTTTTGTCGGGGAAATCAAGGAAAAGACGTACGGTTACCCGCCGCTGCAATTGAAACGTTCGAGTTACCCGGAATTTACCACCGATACCCGTCATCTGTATAAACCCGGCAACAACTCCGCCGCCATTGAAGTGGATATTTACCAACCCTTACAAAACATACAGGAAGTCTATCTGGGCATCGACATCGGCTCCACCAGCACCAAGGCGGTTTTGATCAACAGCCAAAACGAGGTGCTGATCGGCCTCTACACGCAGACGGCCGGCCAGCCCGTCCTACTATAAATCATTCCTTCGCAGTTCATTTTCATGTCCAGTGAGGACGATATGGCATTGCCGGCAGCCTCATACGACCCCCGCCACCCGCAGGATTCGGATTATTACCATTGCGTCGAGGACTATT